TCAACCGCGGACACAGTATATTGGCGCGTGAGATGGGTAACTAAGTTAAGAAGTACATATCAATCTTTATATGTATTTATAGATAACACACAATAATATGACAGAGTACACAATATACAACACAGCTACAGGAGAAATAGGCACCTGTGGGTCTACTAACGCACCACTTGAAAGTATTAATTTAGAAGAAGGGCAATCAATTATTGAAGGTATTTATGAAGCAGAACTATACAAAATTATTGATGGACAGGCTGTTGAACAAAACATCTCTGTTTGGGAGTCTGCTAGGTACATACGAAACAACATGTTAACAGAATGCGATTGGACACAATTAGCAGATGCTCCATTAACAGATGAGCAAAAAACCGCATGGCAAATCTATAGACAAGAATTAAGAGACTTACCTGCTAGTCAACCAAATGTATCTTCAATAGAAGAAATTGTATTTCCAATACCACCAAGTAGTTAATTGTGTTAAGATTTATTTATGAAAAATAGTATTAATCAACCCGTGGGCTACAAAGAGTCTTTACCTTCAAAGAGTGTATCTAACATTCAAGTCTCAATAGTGCCTGACCATGATGGCAGTGTTTTTGGGGTAGTACCTGGCGAAGACCTGCATTACGAAGATTTAAAACCTATACCAAAACAGGGAGAATATTAAAATGCCTTATCATTCTAAAAAGAAAAAACCAGTGAAGAAAAAGAAATCTTCAATGAAGAAAAAGAAATCAGTTTACGGATATTAAGATGGCAACAAGAAAATTAGGTGAACCTAAAGTAGGTAAGCAAGAGCCACTTGGCAAGGTTAATAATATTCAAATGAAAAAGAACCAGCCAAATAGTGCTAACTTTCCAGATTTAAATAAAGATGGCAAAATAACTCAAGCTGATATCCTTATGGGCCGTGGAGTAAAAATTAAGTAATGGCTAGAACTGTAAAAAAGCCTAAAATGAAAGTCGTTAAAAAAGGTTTAACCAAACGACAAGAATCTGCTTTAAAACGGCACACCAAAGGGACCAGCCAAGAACATAAAAAATTTATGAAGCGTAGACTTCTTATGGGCGACACTATTAGACAAGCTCATAAGATGTACAAAAAGAAAAATGGCTAGAAATTATCGTAAAGAATACGATAACTACCACTCCAAACCTACTCAAAAAAAACGTAGAGCTGGCCGTAATAAAGCTAGAAGACTTATGGTTAAGCTTGGTAAAGCCAAAAAAGGTGACAATAAAGATGTTGCTCACAAAGACAATAACCCCTTAAATAGTATCCCAAAAAATATTAAAATGGAGGCTAGGAAATCAAATAGATCATTTCCTAGAACTAAAACAGCAAGAAGAAGAAAATGAGTAAAGGTTCAAAACAACGCCCAAGGCAGATTAGCGAGCATGAGTGGTTCGCTAACTGGGAACGGGTATATGGCAAAAAAGATGGCAACAAAGAAAAGAAAAACAACAAGTAAAAAGAAGGGAGCTACTCCTACTAACCCTTCACTGTATGCCAGAGTGCGTGCAGAAGCTAAGCGTAAGTTTAAAGTTTGGCCTTCTGCTTATGCGTCTGGTTGGCTAGTTAAAACTTATAAGTCCCGAGGCGGTAGGTACAAATAATGGCTAGTGCAAAACCAAAAGGTGGTTTAACCAAGTGGTTTGGGGAAAAATGGGTTAATATAGGGAAAAAGAAAAAAGGTGGTGGATATGCACCTTGTGGTAGAAAGAAAGCATCTACTAATAAAAAAGGTTATCCAAAGTGTGTTCCAGCATCAAAAGCTGCTAGAATGACAGAAGCACAGCGTAAAAGTGCTGTACGAAGAAAAAGAGCTAAAGCCCAAGGAGTAGGTGGTAAGCCAACAAGAGTAAGAACTTATGTCAGAAAAAAGAAAAAGTAAAAAAGACCCTAGGTTAGCAAGAGCTGGTGTATCTGGTTTTAATAAACCAAAGCGTACCCCTAGTCACCCTAAGAAATCTCATATTGTTGTTGCTAAAGAAGGTAGCAAAATTAAAACAATTAGATTTGGTGAGCAAGGGGCTAAAACAGCTGGTAAACCTAAAGCAGGTGAATCAGACAGAATGAAGAAGAAAAGAGCTTCATTTAAAGCTAGACATCGAAGAAATATTGCCAAAGGCAAAATGTCAGCTGCCTATTGGGCAAATAAAGTTAAATGGTAAACCGTTCAAGCCGCACGGCTCGGAAGTAGACTTTGTTGTAGTCGAAGGAACGCACATCTGGAGAGGAGGTGCGTATGACAATTACAACACAACTAAGTTTTATAAAAGCATTAAAAAAAGATAGAATAAAAAAGAAAGAACATTCGTATAGATTGTTCTTATTAAAGAGGAAGAAAAATGATTGAATTAGTAATTGTATTAGCAATTGTTGCCGGGATTGGCTTTGTAGTTCTAAATCCTAAGTACCCTGACAACGTAATAAAGTGGATTTCTAAAAAATTTAAAAAATAGAAAAAAACGACGCTCTTATTTGCCGTGTAAGGCGTTTTGTAGGAGTTCCAGGTACTATGAGTCCAGTTTTGCAGAAAATTGTTTAGACGGCGTTTTAGGAGCTACTAGCACTTTTTCGGCTCTTAACTGTCTAATTTTGAACCCTTCTTGAGCATTTCTGATATTTATTAGCTTTTTTTCAGTATCTTGTAATAAATCCCAGTCTCTTACTTCAGAAGCAGTACGTCCACAACCTTTGCATCTTAGATCGCCCCACTGTGTAACAGTGCAATTTCCGATACAAGGTGAATCTGCAATACTAGAACAAACTCCATTTAAGGAAGTAAGTCTTGTATATCTAGTTTCCATTTTTTACATCTATGAGTTTATTTAAGTACCACTGAGCTTTCAGTAAATCTTCTCCTTGGTTCTTATACTCATATCTCCATAAGTATTTCATTATGTTTCCTTTTAGGTATCCCATGAACGCATCTTCAGTCATACTGGCTTCGATGGCTTTGATACACTCAATTCCCAGCCGATTATGGTTGTAATGCGGCGGGTGGTTTACCATATCTTTTTTTATTTTAGGCATATTTTCTCCAAAAATGCAATGTAGTTGTCGAACGACTGTGCCATTCGGTTAAACCCTCCAACACAAATTGAAGGGAGGTTAGGGTTGGTAAGCAGGCACACTTGGTCTTTAGAGGCAAAAACAATATAAGCCGGCAGCTTATGGTCTTGTGCTCTGTTTATCCAGATTCTTTGTTGTTCAGATAAATTAATTTTTATTTTTGAGTTACTTTTTTTAGGCAGCGTTTCTTTGTATTTGTATTCAACAAAACAAAAACCTTTGGGACCAGAGTAAAAAGCGTCGGGAACGCCTCCATGGTATGGATCATTTATTTTCCATTTGTACACATCATTTGAAAGTTTTTTGTGTACTTTGTTTATGAAGTCCTTTTCTTTCAAAGTATATCCTAGTGAGATATCGCCTTATTATGGCAACTATGGTCAAGAGTACAACTTGAACTATAGAGATTAATAAAGCACTTTGAGTAAAGTATAACATAACAAATAAAACAAGCCACGAGAGTGGAAAGTTTATACAAAAGCCCAGCATAGTATCTGTAACAGATTCTATAAAAGCAGGTTTGTTTAGCTTATGTTTCATACAAAAAAAGTGCGGCTTTTACACCGCACCACCTTCTCCTTTTAAGAGACTGACTCATACAGCTTTTTAGAAGCTGCGTAGTCTTCATCAGTTACCCAACCTTGGTTCTCAACAGCTATATTGTAAAACTTTTGAGAAGCTCTATTTTGGGTTTGAGCAGATGACATTTTCCATAAGGAAGAAAATCTATCGCCTCCTGCTAACTTAAGTTGAGTATTCCATTCTCTAGAAACTCTAAGCTTTGATGATGAACAGTCAAAGATAAAAGGTTGTCCAGAAAGTTCGCCAGTTTCTGCGTCCTTTCTAAGCAATAAGTGAGATTGAGTTTGGATAATATCGTAGTCTTCTACGGCTAAACCCTCAGCTTCAAGATACGTATAAGCATCTTTTTGTGAGCTATAGCTTCCAACTAAACCTCCACCTTTTTCTCTTTTTCTCCAGATAACAAACTCTTCGGTAAACTTAATGTTTATTACATACATTTCTTTACCGTAGTTTTCTCTGGTAATAGTGTTTATAAAGTCGCCAGGTTTGGCCCCTTCAATATATTCACTATGGTTTTCATCGACTTCGTTAGACAACTGTTGAAGTTGTTTAACGCGTGGAGTTTGCAAGTGCTCGGCTGAAACGTCTTCATTGCCAAGACCTGAACTCTTTGATACGTGCGCGGGCACGTTCTTTGCTACTAATGCTACATCGGTCATATTTCGTCCTCCGTTTTTATTTCGATCTGAAGTTAACTTTGGTTAACTCCGTAGCTTTTACACCAGGAACATCCTGTCCCATTTGCTGTAATTCTCTGTAGGCAGTTGCTGACGCTCTCTTTTGCATTAACTCAAACATACCAGTTTCAGCTATATACTCTTGGAAAACATCCCAATTTTCTACAGTCGGTACAATCTCCTTTTTAATGGAAATTGTTGCCTTATCGTTACTAATCTGGTCAATTCCTTGACCTTCTAACATAATAACGAGTTCGGTTTCGAGTTCACCCTTAATTTTCTTAAGAGCAGATTCCTTCTCTAAAAGTTCTTTTAGGTTGGAACGAACTTCGTGTAATTCGTTTAATAAAGTATCCATACTTTTTTTCATATTAATGTAGGACCTCCTTCGTCCTGGGTTGTGACATATGTACAGTATCAACTAATGACAATGCCTCTTTACTTGCTTCTTGTAACAAAGAAGAAGTGTCTATTTGTTTTTCCCACAAAAGTTCACTCATCGCAAACACCAGTGCTGTAGCTACAGCTTGTGGGTCTCTTTTAATAATTTCGTCTAGTTTTTCTTGTATTTCTTCAGGTATCATCACTATGTTGTTGTCCTTTTTCATTTTTTGTTTCCGATAAGATATGGAGTAAATTCTCCATTTTACCTAGTTTACCATTTAATTTTTTGTATACCTGTTTTTCCCAAGTATTTTTTGCTGTGATCAATATTGTTTCTGTTTTTTGGTCTTGACCTGCTCTATGTATTCGTCTATTAAACTGTTGAAAATGCTCAGCTGAATACGTAGGTGAACACCAAATGGCTGTTGTAGCTTTTGTAAGAGTTAAGCCATGTGAAGTAGATTGTGGGTGACAAAACAATACTTGCAAATGCCCAGCCTGGAATCTTTGTACAATATCTTTTCGTTTGTGAGCAGGTACACTACCGTCAATAACTTCATATGATATCTTTTCTTTTTCAGCGATTTCGATCAACGCATCACGTTCGTGCTTCCAGTTGAATGCAACGATACTGTGTTTGCGTTGACCTACTAACGTCATCACAAGGTTGTAACGTTCTTTATGTATGTAAATAGGTTTACCTGTTTCGTCATAAATTGCACCAGATACTAGTTGTAAAAGTTTCTTTACACGAGCGGCTGCATTAATAGCGTTTACAGTTCCTGAAGTTGTGTACAAAACAGACTCATCTGCTAGCGTATTGTACATGTGTTCTATTTTAGGAGATAACTTACAATAGACATTTCTGGTAATGTTGTCAGGTAAGTCAATACAATCACTAAGGCTGTAACGAATAGATATGTCAGATAGACGATTGGCTACAATTTCTTCTACGCCAGGTTTGTCAATCCACTCATTAGCAAAGCCATTGAATCTTGGTGTACAAACTTGTGATCTATAAGACCAGAAACGTTCGCCTAGTCGTTTGCCTTCGTCAATAAGATATACTGGATGCCAGAGGTCTAGAATAGAATTACTATTAGGAGTCCCAGACATAGCAATTCTATTATCAAAGTAATGAATAATAGATTTGAGATTTTTTGAACGCTGAGCCTCCCGATTTTTGAACGCAGTGAATTCGTCAATA